GGTGGTTCTGCTGAGGTATGGGATATTATATTCTTTATACAAAAGACACAGAGCTATGCGTAGAAATAGAAGATACAATCCAAGTAGAACAAGTCCAAGAGAAAATAGAAGGGCTTGTCTTTGTAAAAACAGAAGCCTATACAGCAGAAAGTGTTGTAAGGGCAATATGATTAATCAAGGTATTGGCTACATAGGTAGTTAAAAATACAACAGGTTGTAATTAATTAGTTAACTATATATAAATCAAATTTATGAAAGCAATCGAAATCGTAGAAAAGCTAAAGTCTGTTCTACTTTCTGCTGATGACACACAAGTTGAGCCTGCTGCTGAAGAGCAAGTAGAATTAGCTGCTGAAGAAACTCAGAATGTAGATGAGATAGAGGTTAAAGACGCTGTTGAATTAGCGGAAGACGAAGAAATGCCTTCTGATGACAGCGCAGAAGAAGCTCCTGAAGAGCCTAAGTACGCTACTAAGGAGGAATTAGAATCTGCTATTGCAGAGATGAGAGCAATGTATTCTCAAATTGTAGAGAAGATGGGTTCAGAAGAAATGGAAACTGAAGTTCCATCTGAAGAGCTATCTAAAGAAGAACTATCTGCTGAGTCACCTGTAGAGCCTATTGCTCACAGCCCTGAAGTGGAAGACAAAGCAAAACTTAGCTTCTTCAAACAAAACAAACCACAAACTACTATGGGAGTGGTTTATGAAAAAATGTTTAACAAGTAATTATTAAATAAAAATGGCAACAACTACTTCAATCACTACTACTTATGCTGGTGAATTTGCAGGACAGTATATTTCAGCTGCCCTTCTTTCAGGCAAGACTCTAAACGAGGCTGCTATCAGCATTAAACCAAATGTAAAGTACAAAGAGGTTATCAAGAAAGTTTCTACTTCAGGACTTATTGCTAACGCATCTTGTGACTTTGCTGACACAGGAAATGTAACACTTACTGAGCGTATTCTTCAACCTGAAGAGTTCCAAGTAAATGTTGAATTATGTAAAAAAGACTTCCGTTCTGACTGGGAGGCTATCCAAATGGGAATTGGTGCATTTGACCAACTACCTCCAAACTTCGCAGACTTCTTAATTGCTCACACAGCTGGTAAAGTTGCTGAGAAAACTGAGCAAAACATTTGGGGTGGTGTAAACGCTAACGCAGGTGAATTTGATGGATTCTCAGTTCTTATGGCTGCTGATGCTGATGTAAACGATGCTGCTAACGGTTCTGAAACTTCATTCACTGCTTCTAACATTGTAGGATTACTTGAGAACACTTTAGATGCAGTTCCTTCAACTGTTTANGGTAGAGAAGACCTTACTATCTATGNTCCAACTGTAGCTTTCAANGCTTACATCCGAGCTTTAGGTGGATTTGGTGCTNCNGGATTAGGTGCNGCTGGTGTTGATAGCAGAGGTTCACTTTGGTACAACAACGGAAACGCTCTATCTTTTGATGGTGTTAAAATCCAACACACTCCTGGTATGCCTGCTGACCACATTATTGCTGGTGAGGCTTCTAACCTTTACTTCGGTACTGGTCTATTATCTGACCACAACGAGGTTAAAGTTATTGATATGGCTGACCTTGATGGTTCTCAGAATGTACGAGTAATTATGCGATTCACTGCTGGTGTTCAGTACGGAATTGGGTCTGACCTTGTATTGCTAACTTTAGCATAATAAACAAATTGTATAACGAAAGAGGGTAGGTGTGCCAAAGAGCCTGCCTACCCTTTTTTAATAAAAAATAAAACTATGAGTTGCGACATTTCAGCAGGAAGAGACCTCCAGTGTAAGGATTCAGTAGGTGGGTTGAAGAATGTTTATTTCATCAACTACGACTCAGCAGTTAGCATTGACGAAGAAGCAGATGGTACAGTTGCCTCTGTTACTGGTTGGGCAGCTACAGCTGATGTATTCAAGTACGAGCTTAAAGGGAACTCTTCTTTAACACAGAACATCCAGTCTTCAAGAGAGAATGGAACTACTGCTTTCGAGCAGGTATTAGAACTTACCCTACCAAAACTTAGTGCTACTGATAACCAAGCTATCAAGCTATTATCATTCGGTAGACCAAGAATTGTAGTAGAGGACTATAACGGAAACCTATTCTTAGTAGGTAGAGAGAACGGTGCTGATGTAACAGGTGGTACTATTGTAACTGGAGCAGCTATGTCTGACTTATCAGGTTACACACTTACCTTTACAGGTATGGAGCGTACTCCTGCAAGCAGTGTAACAGGTACTTTCCCAGCTGCCTAATTAACATAGACAGCCTAATGATTAGAGCAGCCCCGTAAGGCTGCTTTTTTCGTTTGTATAGGTACAAATAAAAACAGAAAACATACTATTAGGTTATCCTATTGTGATACAATTAAGACCTATACAGACAGCACAGACTTTCAGTATTATTCCCTCTTCTTATGCAAGTGCGGACTTAGATGCTGCAACGCTTTCTTTAACGGAGAATGGTACTTACCAATCAGAGTTAGATGTAACCTTTACTTATGCTATTTCCTCTAACGGGAACTTTGTAGAGATTACAGCAACTCCTACTATTGAATTAAAGGAAGACCAAATATATACACTTGAATTAGGCACAGACTCTAAAGTGCTATTTAGAGATGTAGTTTATGTAACAAGTAAAACAGACAAAAAAGAAGTATTTAGCTATCCTAATACCTATACTCAGTATGGTACGGATGATGACTATATAGTATTGTAATATGGCAAGAAACAGCGCACACTTAAAAAAGGAGTATAAGAATAGCATTAGGGTAGTAAACCTTAGTGGCTATCAGTCTCCTGAGATTATTGAAGATGACCGTAAGGATTGGGTGTTATACCTTACAGGAGATGACCATCAAGACTACTTTGACAGCCTTGTAGATAACTACTTAGGAAGCCCTACTAACGCTTGTTGCATCAACGGTATTACCGAAATGATATACGGTAGAGGGTTAGATGCTACAGATAGTGCAGAAAAGCCACAGATGTATGCTAAGATGAAGCTATTATTTAAGCCATCTTGTATGCGTAAGCTGGTTAATGACTATAAGTTATTAGGTCAAGGTGCTTTGCAAGTTATCTACAATAAGACTAAGACTTCTATTGTTAAGGTAGTACACTTTCCTATGGAGACTCTTAGAGCAGAGAAAGCTAAGGATGGTAAGATAAAAGCATACTACTATCACCCAAAATGGAGTGAGCTAAAGCCTTCTGACAAACCTAAGCGTATTCCTACCTTTGGAAACGGAGCAAAGGGAGACCTTATTGAGCTATACATCTTTAAGCCTTACAAGTCAGGATTCTATTACTATTCACCTGTTGACTATAATGGATGTCTTCAGTATGCTAACTTAGAAGAAGAGGTAGCTAACTATCATATCAATAATATTCAGAATGGCTTACAGCCATCTCTCTTATTCAACTTCAACAACGGAGTTCCTAACGAAGAGACTCAAGAACTTATTGAGAGAAAGATTTATGATAAGTTCAGCGGTAGCTCAAACGCAGGTAAATTTGTACTTACCTTTAATGACTCTTCAGAAGACCAAGCCACTATTGAACCCATACATCTGCCTGATGCTCACGCACAGTACCAATTCTTGGCAGATGAAGCAAGAGAGAAAATTATGCTTGGACACCGCATTGTATCTCCTATCTTATTAGGTATTAAAGATAACACTGGGTTTGGTAACAACGCAGAAGAGCTTAGAACAGCCTCTATCATTATGGATAATATGGTTATCCGCCCATTCCAACAGCAAATTACTGAAGGGCTAAGTGAGATACTTGCCTTCAATCAAATCTATCTTAACTTATACTTTGTTACGCTACAGCCTATTGAGTTCACAGAACTTGATAATATTGCTACTAAGGTTAAGAGAGAAGAAGAGACTGGTGAGAAGCTATCTAAAGTAGAAGAGCAAACAGACTTATCAGACGAAGAGTTTGAAGATATCTTTGAGCAGTTAGAGGAATTAGGAGAGGTTATCTCTGATGATTGGGAATTAGTATCTGCTGAGAAAGTAGAACTTGCTAATGTATCAGAGAAGGATGCTAAACCCTCTAAGGAGTCTTCTCAGGACAATAAAGGCTATAAGGTACGCTATGCCTATATGCCTATGAGAAAGTCTCCTGACAGCCGTTTATTCTGTCAAAAGATGGAGGGTATTACAGAGAAGGATATTGTATTCCGCTTAGAAGATATTAATCAAATGTCTTTCAGAGGTATCAATAAGGAATTAGGACACAAAGGAAGAAACTACTCGCTATTTAAGTTTAAGGGCGGTAAGAACTGTCACCACTTTTGGGAAAAGAGAGTTTATAAGAAGAAACAACAAGTAAGCGAAGAAGAGGCTTTATCAGAAGGCTATGTAGCACCAAACAATCCAAGTGAAGTGCCAGTAGCACCAAAAGATATGCCAAACGGAGGTGCTTACCCAACAAATAAATAAAAATGGCAAATAAGGCACTATTTATAAAGTTAAGTGAGTTAAAGAAGAAGTCTATTATTGCTGGTAACTTAGACCCTGACAAGTTAGTACAATTTGTTGAGGTTGCTCAAGATACTCACATACAAAACTACTTAGGTGGTAAGCTGTATAAGAAGCTACAAGAGCTAATTATTGCAGGTACTATTGATGATGCAGGAAATGCTGACTATAAAACTCTTATTGATGACTATGTAAAGCCTATGCTAATATGGTTTAGTCAAGCAGACTATATTCCTTTTGCTGCCTTTCAGATTAGTAACGGAGGGGTTTATAAGCACAGAAGCGAGAATAGTGATACAGCAAGTATGGATGAGGTAAATATGCTTGCAGCAAGAGCCTTAGAGACTGCTGAGTTCTACACCCGTAGATTTATGGACTATATGGACTTTAACAGCCAGCTATATCCTGAGTACACTACTACTGCAAATGAGGATATGCACCCTGACAAGGATGTAAACTTTGGAGGAATATATTTAGGGTAGTGGGTAAGATTAGAGGCAAATATAAACCTAAAGAGGATAATGTACAGAAGTTGATAGCCTTCTTGCATAAATTAGAGAAACAACAAAAAGAGAAAAAAGAGTTATCTAATAAAGGAGAACAATGATAACAAACTGGGGTCAAGCACAAAATAACACAGGATGGGGCAGCATCTACAACCAATCTTGGGTAGGAGAGTATATCTTTCTTGCTGTGGTAGGAGATGGTAATGACTATTCTAAGAGGGTGTCGGATGATAGTGGTACTATGGAGGCGCATACAACATTGGTAGGAAACTTAAATTATAGCTTAAAATGAGTAAATATGATAAAGCGGGATTAGCGATGATTCCTTCGGGGTATAAGGCTTCGAAGGTTTATAGCGTTATTCCAAATAGTACAGATGGTGATTTCGACTTCTCAAGGTCGGGAAGTGCTACAAGGGTTAATAAGGATGGTCTTATTGAGGTAGTAGGAAGTAATGTACCAAGATTAGACTACCCCTTTATTGATGGAGTAGTACAAGACACCCCTTCTTTGTTGTTAGAGCCAAGTAGGACTAATGAGCAAGTATATTCTGAGGAATTTGATAATGCTGCTTGGGGAAAAACTAATGTTACTGTAACCGCTAATAGTGCAATTTCTCCTGATGGCTCTCAGAATGCTGATATGATTTCCGAAACATCAGATACAGGGCTTCATACATTGGCTGATGGTTATTCTTTTGTTAGTGGAACTTCTTATGTTTTTAGTTGTTTTGCTAAAAAGGGAACATCTAAATACTTTAGATTGTCGGCAGGAAATCCCGCTACAATGCCAATATCTTCTATTTTTGATTTAGAAGATGGTACTATATTAACAAGTTTAGGTGGTAGCACATCTACTATAAAAAAATATAGTAATGGATGGTACAGATGTTCAGTGGTAGCTACCGCTTCTGCAACAGCATCCACAAATTTCCTTTTGGGTTTATCAGATGGGTTAACAACAAGCTATACAGGAAACACATCGAATAATATATATCTATGGGGCGCACAATTAGAAGCAGGTTCTTACCCTACTTCATATATTCCAACATCAGGTAGTGCAGTAACAAGAAACGCTGAGGTATGTAACGGAGCAGGAACTTCTGCTGATTTTAATGATTCAGAAGGGGTGTTGTTTGCTGAGATATCGGCTCTTGCTGATGATGGGACAAGTAGAAGAATTAGTATTTCTGATGATTCAGGAACTGATTTTTTTCATATAGTTTCTATAGAATTTGATGAAACATCAAGTACCTTAAAGGTGTTTATTTCCAACGGGTCGATTATTGATTCATATACTTATTCTAATTTTAATCAGAAACAAAGTAATAAAATAGCATTCAAATATAATTCGACATCTGCTGATTTATATGTGAATGGATTTGAGGTTGGTGCAATTTCATCTCCTTCATTACCAACAGGTTTAGTTGCTTTAGATTTTGATTCAGGAAGAAGTGATGAAATTCACCCTTTCTACGGAAACACCAAACAACTAATTACCTTTAAAGAAGCATTAACAGATGCTGAATTAGAAGAACTAACCTCTTGGCAGTCGTTTAATGAGATGGCAGAGGCTCAAGAATATAAAACATATTAAGAATGGCAAATACATTTAAATTTGGTGATAAGAAGTGGGCAACTAAAGAAGGTTCTGTTCTTGCTTACAACGATGAGAACGGAAACTTTAAGCCACTACCTTTTGACTTTACAAGAGCAAGTTCAGCAACAAGAGTTAATGAGAATGGACTCATCGAAGTAGTAGGTAGTAACGAACCGAGAATCGACTACTTAAACAACACAAGTGGACATTTGCTATTAGAGCCAAGTAGGACTAATCAGGTTACTACTTCAAGTTTTTATCCAAATACCTATTGGGGTACTCAGGGTGCTACTATTACTTTATCTTCGAACTCATCAGCACCTGATGGAGATTCAGAAGTTGCAAAATTAGCGGTGGATACAACAGGAACATTTAAAGGGCTTCAAAAAAACGAACCATCTGCTTGGAATAGTAAAACAATAACACTATCAACCTTTGTTAAACACATAAATAGTGATTATATATTCTTTTATACAATTAATGCAGTAGGAGGGACTAATGGTGTTTGGTTCAAAATATCTGATGGTACGATTGGAACAACTCAAGGTGCTTGGTCAAATGTTAAGATGGAGGATTACGGAAACGGATGGTATAGATGTTCAGCAAATGTTACCTTTAATGCAGCAGGAACTTCATACTTATATATTTTAAATGCAGAAATTGATGCTAATCAAACAACTACAGTTGGAAATGAAATGTACCTATGGGGTGCGCAAATAGAAGAAGGCTCATACGCTACAAGTTATATTCCTACGAGTGGTTCTTCGGTAACAAGGGCTGTGGATGATGCTGATAATACTTCTACAACTGTTTTATCTTTATCTAATTCAGCAAGTTTTTATTGGGATATAAAAGGTCAAACAGAAGGGAATAGTGATAATAATAGTTTTTATGTTATTGCTTTTGCTACTGATTCATCAACAACAAGTTCTTCTTATTTTGGGTTGGGAAGCAACGCTACTAATTGGAGGATAAGAGTTCAAGATGGTTCTACATCTAATTTTAAAACATTAACAGATATAAGTAAATTCGATGATGTTAAAGTGGTTATTGTTTTAAATGCATCTACTTATTCAATATATGCAAATGGAACTGCTATCTATACAGACGAATCTTATAATGGAACATCTCCAACTATTGAAACAATACAAATATTAAACGATATGAGTAAT